AACTCTAGTACAGATCGAATGCCTTGCCGGCCAAATTGGTTTTGGCAATGTCCTGCATCGCGGCTGCAAAGTTGCCGAGATACGCCTTGTACCCAACCCCGCCAGCCGCTTCTATCGCGTTATCTATGAGCGGACGAATCTCGGTCAGGATGCTGGCCGCAGCCTTCTGCTGCATCTTCGGATCAACCCCTGCTAGATTCCTCTGAATGGCCGCATTAACCGCATTCTTGCGAATGGCATCAAGGGCAAATGCGTCAATGACGCCGCCGTTCTTCGTCCATTCTTCAAGGTTATGCGCGACTTCGTACATTGATTGCGACACCGGCTTGTTCCCGGCGAAGGCAACGCCGTTAGCCGCATTCTTGATGCCGACTACGATAGGTGCCGATTGAAGGGGCCGCAACCCATGCGCCGCCAGACTATCGGCCGCAGACCTTGCGAATCGCGCCCCTTCGCCGAGATTAAGCGAAGCCTCTGCCGCCCGACTTGCCCACTTGTCGGCAATGCCTTTCAGCTCCCCCATGTAGGTGTAGCCGCCGAATGCCTCGGGGAATCTCGGCATCCCCGGAGGAGGAGGAATCGTTGCCGCAGGCATTTGCAATGCCCGCTCGCCAGCAGGAACCAAACGGCGAACCATGTCCGTCGCATCGGCAGCGGCACCTTCCAGACCGGCTGCTTTTGTTTCAAGACCTGGCAACAAATCTCCCGCTGTATTCGCGCTACGCAAGGCAAGATCGCGCTCCGGGATGAGCGCAGCGTTAGTTGCTCTTTTTGCCGCTTCCTGAGCAGCCCGAGCCTCGGTCTGCGTTCCGCCCTGCGCCAAGGCCTGAAGTTCGCCAACGGTTTGCGCCTTCTGTTGGGCGAGAATCGCATCAAACGGCTTGGGGTTGCGTGCCGACGCCAATGACGCAAGCGCCTGTACCTCGGGCAAGTTCTGGCTCGCCAAGGCTTGCGCTGGCAAAACATCGTGCGATGCCGCAAGCGCCCCTCTGACTGCCGCCTTGTCAGCACCAGCGGCTTCCTGCAATATCTTCGCTGCTTTCTTCTCGGCACCAAGATCGGCAATGTAGTTGGCAGCTTTCCCGACGACGTATCCCAACGGTTTAGCGATGATCTGGCCGCCCATCTCGTAGGCTGCACCCTCGCCCAAATTTCCGGCAACGCGAGTTGCGGCGGCCATCGGAGTCTGTGCCTCTGGTGGCTTGCCGCCGAGATAGGTGTCTGCAATGTTCATCAACTCCTTGCCGCCTGCATAGCCAAGTCCCGCCCCGGCTACGGCTCCTAGCGGTCCTGCGGCAGCGCCAAGTATCCCGCCGCCTGCAGCGCCCAGCACATCCACCGCCGGGGCTACATAGGGTCGCATGGCGTCCCACGCCGTTGCGTTTATTTCTTTCGTCGCCTCGCTTTCTGCGGACGAGGAAAAGAACTGCGCCCGCGCAGCTTCGCGTTCCGTAGGATCGACCCTCGGCTTGATAACGCTGTCGAAATACTGTTGCTGTATAGCCTGCTTTGTATTCGCATCGGCATTCACGAATGCATCAGACGCAGCAACTTCCGCCCATGGTTTTGCCATGACTATTCCCAGAGCGAACTGTAATCTTTAGACGGCGTTGTTGACGGCGATGCTTCTGCCGAAGGCGTCGATGCAGGACCGACGCCACCCGACGCATCTTTCTTTACCTTCGGGAGCAAATCCCGGAGCGTTATTTGCGGATTCTTGGCTTGAGCGTTCGTCAGTTTGATAAGGTCCGTGTGCGTGAACGGGACCGCCTTACTCATTGAGTCAAGTATCTTTAGCGCCAACCCTTTTTCCATAGCCGAAACGCGAGGGTTCGCCTCAATTGACTCTATGCCCGCCTGCACAATCTGTCTCGTTTGTGCCAGTTTGTGCAACTTCGTCAGTTGTGTGTCTCCTTCCTTCCACACCACCGCGTCCATCTGATGCGTGAGATAGTTGGTTGGCATCAGCCCAACCGCTTCAATTGTCGCCAAGGTCCGCTGTACGCCGGTTGCCATAACCGAATACGTTTGCGCTTCTTGCTGCGTTACCTTGTTGGCCAGCACTTCCTTCGTCGCATCGAAAAGTCCTACCCCTTGCTTTCTTCCTCCGAAAACACCAGTGCTTGACGACAACGGCAATTGAACGATGTTGGCCAAATCTTTCGATGCCTGATTGGCCGATGTGATAACGCGCTGCGTAAATACCGCCTCGCGTCCTGCCTGTTGAGCGCCACCCGTTCCTGGCTTTACCGCATTGGCGGGAACATCATTGGCGCTGATCGGTGTCCAATGCCCTTCGTCATCGAGGACAAATGCTTTACCCGTTCTCTTGTTCAGGGAGAACTTCTTTCCGGTGTCTCGGTCCTGCAATAGTTCCGCCCCGACCCCTCCGGGCGCGTCACCACCACCCGAACCGCTACCTGCGCCTTTTACTGCCCCGCCCGCGTGTTTCCATGCCGAATCTGCATCGCGTCTGGCTATGTCCGCATCGCGCTGGGAATTTCTTATGTTGTTTTGGGCAACCCGGTCCCTTTCTTTCAGCAGCGAAATTTCCTGCCACACCTCGCGGCTACCGGCGACCAATTGCTCACTTCTCTTGGTCATCGCATCCCGCGCCCAATCCATCGCCTTGTAATTACGCTCGGTCTGCAATGGCACATCGCCCGGACCCATATCCATGCGCTGCCGCAGAAAGGACGCCGCCGTAGGATTCATGTCCTTGATCGAAGCAAACGAACTCCCCAGCGTTTCCGGGTTCTTCCTGTCCACCGCCCCCGCCATCCCGGCGACGTAATCGAGACTCTTGCGCTGTTCGTCAACCAACTTCTCGGTATTCAGCGCAATCTTTTCTCGCAATTCGTTCGATTGCTTGTTCAACTCTATCGCATGGGCCGGGTCAATGCGCGGGTCGGCCGCCACTTCGGACAAACTCTGTGCCTGTCTTTGCAGTTGACTAATGGTGCGTCGAGCCTCTGCCGTAGCCGACGTATCCGGTTGCATCCCCAACGGGATTTGCTGTGCCTGCGGCGTACCAGCGGCGGCACCCGGCTGCGTGTCAGCAGACGCCATCCCCATCGGAGCGGTATTTGCGCCTTGGACCGGAACCGGATTCATCTTCTCGCTGAACACGCGACTGAGAATGTCAGCCTGATCCATTTTCCGTTGATTCATCATCAACTGCTGGATGCGTTGCTGATTGAGGACGTTGCGCTCGTTGGTCTGCGCCAGCGTGTCCCGGATGTTGGCCAACTGGATTTCGTTGGCGTTGAAGGCAGAGGATGCACCCATGATTAGCCTTTAGGGATCAAAGAAACTGCCAAGGTCACCGAAGTCGTTGCCCCCGAAGCCGCCGCCGCCAAAATCATTCATGCCTCCGGGATCACCGAACGAGAACGGGTCGCCGCCACCACCACCGGGCCATTGCGGTCCATACGTTCCATCGCCCGGATCGGGGCCTTGGTATTGCGGCCCATAACTGCCATCGCCCGGATCGGGGCCTTGGTATTGAGGTCCGTAACTTCCGTTGCCCGGATCTGGACCAGCACTACTACTATTCGGGAATAGCAGTTTCATCAGTTGAGAGCCAATGCCCGCCCCCGCCTGCGGGAACAACGAGCGCAGCAGATTGCTCACTCCCCCACCAAGGTCGCTGCTCTGATTCTGATACCCCCCGGCGTTCAGCGCCCCCGCCGTCCCCGGCGAACCCGCCTGCACCCCCGCCATCTGCATCAACTGCTGGATGCGGTTGTCGTAGGACTGACTCGCATAGCCCTCGGTGTACTTCGCCAACTCCGGGTATAGCGACCCCGCCCGCGTCCCGCCATACAGCGCGTTCGACGCCCCCGAAATCGCCTCCTGACCCTGCCCCAAGGCGAACTGGTAGCCGGGGTCTTGCTTGAACGAATTGGGATCGGTCATCAACTGCTGGAGCTGCTGCTGGTACTGCGGGCGCTGCGAGGCGAACGGATCGGCCATCGCCGCCGATTCCTTGGCCCGGCCCACATCGCCATGAGTCCCGCCAGCAGTGGCGCGGTAGATGTCATATCCGCCAGTAGCCAACTGCCCCAGAAGCGCACCCCAATCGAGCGGGGCGTTCGGATCGCCAGGCGCATTGAGATAATCCTGCGGCCGACCGCCGTAGTAATTGTTGGTCACGCCCTGCCCGGGTCGGACATTGTAAAAACTGTCTGATGCTGCCATGATGCTCTCCTATCGGCCCGGACGGCCCAGATACGACCCCGCCGCCCCGCCTAGCATACTACCCCCCGGAATGCCCGTAGCGCCACCGGCAATGCTCCCCGCCGCCGCCAATGGGTTCCTGTACCCGCCCTGCGCCAATCCCGGCAGCGCCTTGAGCAGCGCCGCCATCAGCGGATTCGACCCAGCGCCCAGCCCAAGCCCACTAACAAGAAACGGCGCAAGCGCCGACGCCATTCCGGCCGTGACCCCCCCCATTACCGCCATCTTGCCGTACTTCATAATCGGCTCGTCCGGTGCCCGCCGCTGGATCAACTGCAGCAATCCGTAATTCGGGTCGTTGTAGGTTCGCCCCATGCGCGGGTCCGGGCCGACCGGCTTCATGGTGTATGGGTCCACCCGGCTGTTGCTGTTGACCTGTCCCCACATGGTATTGGCGGGCGTGTCGCCCCCCGGCCCCATGCGGGGTAGCTTCGACCAATCGACGTAAGGCTGCGAGGTATCCAGCCCCCCCGCCTGCTGGCCCTGATAGCCGCTCTCGTACTGGCCGACCGGCGCGGTGCTCATCTGCGGGGCACGAATCGCCCCACTGGCGAGCAAGTCCTTCGAGTTGGCGTTGTTGGCCAGCAGGTAATTCATCATCTCCTGCGTCTTGTCGCCGAACATCCCGCCCGAGGCGGAAGCGTATTGCTGGAGCCATGAATAATCGTTTGCCATCACAAGCCTTGCTCAAAAGTGACTTCGAGGGCCTCCAGCCGCATCGCATTGCTGTCGGTCTGGGTGATCTTCCACGCCCGGCGGCGACCGGACCCGTTGCGATAGAGCACCGGCCGCGGGGTGCTCATATCCACCATCCGTCCGGTGTTGAAAGTGGCGTAGTCGTCATCGGTGGTCTGGATCAGCGGCGTGCCGGGATTGCGATCGCCGATGAGTTCGGTCTGCCCCCAGAACTTGGTGCGGTTGTTCTCGGCGTCGAACTTGGCGGTCTGCAATTTCACCGGGAACGGTACGCCGTCGTCGTCGAGATAAGCACCATCGAAACTGTAGATCTTGCCATTGGAACGGCCCAGAAGCAGGAAGTCGAAACGACTCAGCGTAGAACAGGAATCGGCAAACACGAACGGCGCAGTCCCCGAGGAATCGGTCCACTCATACCACTGTTTCAAGGTAAGGTCATAGACCAGCGACGGGGCAGTGGTTACGCCTAGCGGCGACAGGATGTAGTACAGATGGCCGTTGCTGTAAGCAGAGATAGCCCGCAAACTCGGATAGCCGCTACCGTTGAGAAGTTTGTCGATTGCCGGGGTCGATACCACTTGCGGTAGCAGCCCGCTGAGAATTACTACCTGACGGTTGAACTCACGGGTGCGGCTGACCCACATGATCGTTGGGCCGACATTGGCAATAGTAGCCGCATCAGCGCAGCCGACCTTGAGATTGGCATTCAGGTACGGGCGCAGCGGGGAGCCATCGGCAATGCCGGCATCGTAGAAGAACTGCATGGTGTAAGTGCCGAAGGCCAGAACGTAGTTCAGGTACTTGACCAGCGCCACGCCGGGGTCGCTCTCGTAGTCCGCGCCGACGACGTTGAGCAGCGGCCAGTGATAGGGGTCGTTCAACTCGCAACTGTGAATGAGGCCGGTGGTGTCCATGACGTAGGCGATGCCGCCCAGCACGACGAGGCCCGGCACCGTCTCGAACGGATAGCGGTTATCGCTGACCGGGATGATGTTGGCGGCGTCGATCACCCACAGGTTGCGCTGGTTTTTCAGGAGCAGTTGGCCGTTGTTGTTGAAGGCGTTGAACTGCATCGGCTGAAACGGTGCTGACGTGGTTAGCGGCGTTCCTTCTGCCAACGAGACATCCAGTTTGGCGTAGTAGACAACACTGGAAGGACCGGGTGCGCTATCCCCGCCAATCCAATACATCGTCAGGTAGTTGTAGGCACTAACTCCGGGAGGAACCGGCGCGATGAATGCGCCGCCCGCAAACGAAGGGGTCCATGGCCCACTAACCGTCACCAGCGTCCATGTGATGCCATCAGGACTTGAATAGACACGATTCGAGAAGGCGGCTCCGGTGTAGCCATTGATAAGCCACATTTTGTTGTTGTAGACCAGCGCACCCGCATTGTAACGACCGGCATCCCACGGCGATGCAGTGGCTTGCGTCCAGTTTTTCCCGGTGTCGGACGAGTACCAAACATCGTTGACTCCCGATCCACCGAAAAATCCTCCTGCAACCCACAACTTGTTCTGGAAATAGTAGGTCTGCATACTCGACCGAAAATCCCATGCCGCGTTGTCGTTGACGAGTTTCCATGTTGCGCCATCGACGGTAAACCAGATGTCCTTTTTCAGCCCAGCTCCGGTATCGCCCCCGAGCAGATAGATGCCGTTGTCGGCGCTGATGATTCCCGCTCCTCCTCGTACTGGCCATGCTGCTGCAGCCGTTTCCTCAACCCAATTCACGCCATCCTTGGATGACCAGACATCGTTGAGCGCAACCCCGACGGAGGTAAATCCGCCCATGATGTACATTGTGTCGTTGATAGTGCCGACCATCATATCGGTGCGTGCTCCCCACGGCGCTGCCGCCGTAGCCTGCGTCCACTTGAGAGTGTTGATGTCGAGTTGCCACACATCGGAATAGCGGATATTCAGGACACTGTTGAATCCGCCGAGAATGTAGATCGATCCATTCAGATTAGCAACGCCGAATAACGACCGCACCACCCACAGCGCATTGGCCATTGCCTGCCACTGCGAACCACTCGCGCCAGATGCCGCTGCTCCAAGTTGATGAACCCTGTCGCTTATCACCGAATACAGGCCGCCGTTGAAGAAGGTCATGCCCTGACCCACGCCTGCGGTGTACGCCTGATAGGTCAATATCCCAGGACGCTTGAGTGTGAACGTGCGCTCGCCCAGCATCTCGTCCACCACGTTGACGCGGTGCTGATCCTTGGTCGTATTGGCCGAGCGCGGATTGAACGGCCACGACAGCGGCAGGCGAACGGTAGGCATCAGCGAGTCCCTATCAGATTTCCGATCATCTGCATCAGATTTGCTCTCGGCTGTGCCGACACCTGTGTAACCTTGGCAATCAACTTACTTATCCCTGCCAACGGATTGAACTTGTCAGTTGGGTTGTCGGTTTGTCCTTCCCAAACCCCACCATACGGAACGGAAGTCTCGCTGAACAAAAGATTCTTCAAGGCTTGATTCTGGTTAAGTTCTGCAAATTCAGGCCGTGATGTAATTGCTGTACCTTTTGGCAAGCGACCTTCTATCCCGGCATAGGTAGCGTAGGTTTCCTCCGCATTCGCATTGAAATTCTCAGGAGTTGGATAGGTCTTTTGCGCCGTGAGGATTCTCTGCAATTCTATTAACTGATGCGTGTCTGGATGTCCTAGTGCATTTCTTCCGACTAATGATCCTCCGAAAATTGCGGGTCGTTTTTCTTCTGTGACACCAGCAATATCGCGCTGCTTGTGCAATCCCTCATGCGCGACGGTATCGGCCAACTCCGCATCATCAGCCCTACTCGACGGCATCGTTACATACTGCTTGTACGGAGGGTCCGTCTTTACCCAGCCACCAAGATTAAAGTCTCCGGGAATGATGTACGGCTTTTTTTCCTGACGGTTGTAACTAAGTGCCGCATTGTAATCCGCAATGCGCCTCTCCAGTTCCGCACGCAATGCCTTGCCTTTCGGAGTCGAATCATCAATCTCCGAACGCATTTCCAACAGCTGTTTGTAACGATCAGCCATTAGCGGCGATAACTCATCTGATCCGGTTGGAATGTGACCGCAGCGTTCTCCACGCTCCAGTCCTGTAACTCGCTCTGCGTCTGCTTGCCCATCTCGATGACCTTGCCCGCCCATGCCGGATCAACCTGCGGGTAGTCGAATGCCAGATCCCCACCGAGCATGAACTTCAAGCACCGAAACCACTCCTGCGGCAGATCGAATTCATCGCCACTGGCGCTGACATCGTAGATCGGACGCTGGAAATTGGCATAGATGGTGCGCGTTGTCTGCGACGGAGCGGTGTAGATAAACAGCGTCCCGTAGCCGGTCGAGGGCGAGGTCAGGCCGCTCGCCAAGTCAATTCCAGGATGGTAGTAGACGGAATTGGGAATCGCCTGGATCGACTTGTTGCCGTAGCGCAGGTATTCGAGACGGCTGATAAGGCGCAGCGGCGTGTCGAAGTACGGCGTGCAGGTAGTGTCGCGGATATACGAACCCTCGAACAGCCGCAGCGGGCGGGTGTTGGTCACGTCGGCCCCTACCGGACCGATGGTGTACTCGAATTGTCCGACCACCATGGGGATCGCCAACAACTGATAGGTCCACAACTGCATCCCGTTGCTCTGCATGTTCTTGAGCAGCATGTTCAGCGCGATGTTGGCGTTCTTGATCTGCGTGGCGTTGGGAACGTCGGTTTCCTTGAGCACCCGGATAACGCGCAGCGAGGCCGCAATCAACTCGTTGCGGGTGACGGTGAAGGCGGCGGTTCCGGTACTGGCCATGGCTTACCTCGGTTTCTCTTTCTCTTGTACCGCTTCCTGCTGCTGCCGCTGTTCGGCGAAGTTCACATCGGCGAGGCTGTGCTGCCAATCCTGCAATTGCTGCCGGTACAGCTCGGCCATCTTGAACACGCGCATACAGCGGTCCTCGGGGACTTCGTACTCATCGGCGAGAATGGACGACAGCCCGTACTTGATGGCGAGGAACCATTCCTGCGGCACGTCGAACTCGTCGCCGGCAGAAATCATGTCGTACACCGGACGCTGGAAGTTGGCGTAGATGGTGTAGGTGTTGTCCACCGAGGGGAAGTACAGGTACAGGGTGCCGTAGCCCACGGCGGGCGAGGTCTGGAACTTCCCCCCCGCCGGGGCGATGTAAATGCTCGGCTCCCAAAAGAGCGCATTGGTCACGCCCGACACGGCCTTGGTCGTCACCTGTTGATACGCCTGCCGCGACAACATTTCCAACGCGGTGTCGGTGACCACCCCACTGACCGTCTTGCGAATGAATGAACCGTCGAACAGACGGATTGGTCGCGTTATGGTTACGTCAGCGCCGCTGGGTCCGATCTTGTAGGACGCCTGAGCGGCCACGCAGGGGATGGCGATCTGCTGGTAGAGCGACAGGATGAAGCCCTGCACCTGCCAGTTCTTGAGCAGGATGTTCATGGCTTCCGCGCCGATGGTGATGTCGTTGGTGGTCGGCGTCTGCCCGTCCTGCAACACCCGGATGGTACGCAGGGCCGAGGCGATCATCGCATCGCGGTAGACGCTGAAACTGGCAATTCCGCTACTGGCCACGATGCTTCCTTGATTGAATGAGTCAGTTTACATGACCTGACGGTAACGGGGCGAGAATCATGCCAGTGTCCCGCTGATCCAGAAGGTGCCCGACGTGCGCGAGATAATCAGCGCAGGAGCACCAACATAGGCCGTCTTGGTAAACCCCCCGGCAACGGTCATGGTCTGGCCGTTGGCGGAGAAGGTGATGTCGCCAGCGCCTTCTTGCAGTACCCAACACTTGAACTCGCCAAGGCTTGCCGCCATTGACAGCGTAATTGCTGCGGCATTAGTGAAGTGAATCCACTTGCCGTTGTCGGTAATACTCAGAGTACGGGCGATCGTTGTATCGACCACTGTTCCCGTCCCTGCGGCGACCAGCGCATTGAGCGCGGCAACGGTAAGTGTGGCATTGGTGGACAGGTAGCCGTTGGTGGTGACGTAGGGGATGCTCCCGGCATTCCACGGATTGACCTGTTTGGTGACGCTTTGCAGGAACGCTTGCTGGCGCAGGAAATAGTCACGCCACCCGATGTCGCCCGGCGGGGTGAACGAGGTGCTGGGGTCGGGCGTGAGTTCGGTGAAGTCGGCCATTGATTATTCTATCCACTGCACCAACACCATCCCGTCAATTCCATTTGCGCCCGTAGAAGGACTACTACCCGTAGTTCCTCCACCACCTCCGCCACCGCCAGCGCCAAAGTAACCTGTGTTACCTGGAACAGCATTTCCATGTTCTGTTGCGCCACCTTGACCGCCCGGCCCATAAGGACTACTAGCGCCATTTCCACCGATAGCCTTACCACTCGTCACAAGTCCGGGGCTGTAATTGATACACGGCCCACCATGAATCGTTGCTCCAGCCCCGAAGTAATTTATTCCGCCCGGTGATCCTCCCGCCCCTCCAGTGAACCCGGCTAATTCATACAGACCAAGCAATCCAAATCCTTCAAAATTAGGACTGTTGATAGTTGTGGTACTAACTGTTACGGCCCCTCTAATTCCACCGCCAGCGCCACCTTCACCGGCTTGGGTGTAGCCGTTCCCTCCACCCATACATCGAAATGATCCAATGCCGGAAAATGTTGAAACAGGAGGAACAGGAAAAGGACTAGGCTGGATATTTACTGAATGAGTGCCATGCGCTCCAACTGTGATTGAAACTGTACCTCCCGGCGTAACATGGTAAGGAAGCCTAAAAGCATATTCCGCACTTCCTCCAGCACCGCCTCCTGCCGTTACGCCAGAGATCACGTCACTTCCTGCGCCACCGCCACCGATCATTGAGACAAAGACCAGAGATACGTTCGCAGGAACATCAAACGTATAGTTACCCTGGCCGGTAAAGATTTGAGAGCGTGAAGTAGACATCACCCTACCCACTGAACCAGACAGTAGCCGGTTCCACCAGACCCACCTATCGACGTTGCTGCTTTTCCGCCACCGCCGCCGCCGCCCGTTCCTATTACCGTTGCATTAGTGCCATTTCCTCCACCTGCTGCGCCAATTCCGCCTAAGCCATAAATGGTCGCGGCCCCACCACCACCGCCTGCTTGTGACGCCGCTACAGCACCACCAGCAGCACCAACAGGATAACCACCAGCACCGCATCCAACAAAGCCAGCAACGGCTATCGAAGTTCCGCCACCACCACCTCGTCCACCACCGAAGTAGGTAACTGACTCGATTGCTCCTATAACGCCAGCACCAGCAGCAGCCGCCGCTCCACCCACACCACCACCCGCCCCACCAAGACCGCCACCGCTAATACCTCCGGCATCGGTTGAGTGTCCACCACCACCGCCCTTTGCGATAGTAGTTGCGTTGAATGTTACATCGCCTCCGGTAGCACCATTCGCTCCGTTACCTCCTGCTGCTGCCGCTGGAACAACAACAGAAATAGATGCTCCTGGCGTGACAATTACCGGGTGATTCATCAGCAATTCTCCAGCACCCCCGCCACCCCCGCCACCTCCTGCTGCAATTGACCCGCCGCCACCGCCGCCACCGCCAAGCATTGTTAGCCAAACACTGCTAACGGCAGTTGGTACGGTGAATGTCCCACTAGCAGTAAACTCCTGTGACTGTAGCGTTGATCCCGCAGCAGTGGCCGTAATTACCACCGTACTATTGGCCCCGTTATCAACGATTGATATACCGCTGCCTGCCGTAAGTACGCGCTCGTTGGTCAGCGTGCCATTGAGCGACATGGTGACGTAGGTGGCATCGACCGGCGCACCACTACCCGTCGCCGGGGTCGCCCACTTGACCCCGAGCGCCTGCGTCGAGTCCGCAGTAAGCACCTGATCATTGGTGCCGACCGGGATGCGGGCATCGACCGTGCTGAAGCCGTAGACATCGCCCTTGGTCGTCAGCGGCGAAGCCCCACCACCCCCTGCATCCTTCAAGTCGTACAGGGCTTGAGCGCAAGGCCGAATCTCGGCATACGAACCCGCTGCCCACACCTGCGCGTCCGTGGTAATCCCCCGCACCACCGTCAGCGCATAGCCGGTAGCGTTGGCGACGTAGGCCGTGACCTTGACGATCTCGCGTTGCGCGGGCGGGT